GCAGGTGCGCGAGTTCGGCGGCGAGGTGTTCGTCTGCATGGACGGCGTTCCGATGCTTCCGGTTGACGGCCTGAAATGGGACCTGCCCACCGTGCTCGACGTGTCGAGGGAGGCATACATAAAGTACAGGAAGGAGGAGTGCGGCGATGGGCGTTGACAATTATGCCAGGTTCTACGCCCTGCTCGGCAAGCTGCCCGGTGCGGACAAGGAGACGCTGGTGTTGCAGTTCACGAACGGGCGGACAGCACACCTGCACCTGATGACGGCAGCTGAATATGGAAGTATGTGCACGGAGATGGAGCGTGTGGCCGGTTCTGATGCGAGGCGCGAGGCATGGCGGCGCGAAATGCGCCGTAAGCGCAGCGCGGTGCTTCACCAGATGCAGCTGCTGGGTGTCGATACGGCCGACTGGGGTAATGTGGACCGTTTCTGCCAGGACAGGCGCATCGCAGGCAAAATGTTTCGCGAGATTGACGGCGACGGCCTGGACGCACTGCTGACCAAGCTCCACGCCATAAGGAGGAAGCAATGTAAGAATTAAGAATTAAAAAATGACGAACAGGGAGATAGTGAACGGCATAATGGAGCACATACGCGAAGTGACGAAAGACCTTTCGGAAGAACAGTACGCGGAAGTGCTTGAAAGCCTGTGGTTCGAGATAGAAGACGAGCGCTCGCAGTGCAACTGGAACGACTCGGAGTGTTAAACGATAAAATACAAAGACAATGGAAAAAGACATTCAAGGCTTGGACGTAAAGGCGCTGAGCAAGGAACAGAGGGCGGAGCTGCTGGCCCGGTTGCAGCAGGAAGAAAAGGACGACCGCATAGCACGGCGCGAGGCTTACGAGGCGTTGCGCGGCGAGTTCATGCACGAGGTGAAGTCAAAGGTGGAAGCCCTTGTCTGTGACGTGCACGGCTTCAAGCAATGGCTCGATGGCGAGGTGGACGGCTTCACCGGCGTGATGAAAGAGTACGGGCAGGTGAAGAACGGCGAGCAGATGAGCTACACGATTGTCGACGGCGACTTCAAGTTAGAGGTGAAGAGCAACAAGGTAAAAGGTTTCGACGAACGCGCCGACATGGCGGCCGAGCGTCTTATAGATTACCTGAAGCGCTACATGCAGCGCAGCGACAAGGGCGCGGACGACCCGATGTACCAGATGGCGATGACGCTGCTGGAGCGCAACAAGATGGGCGACCTTGACTACAAGAGCATATCGAAGCTGTACGAGCTGGAGGACAAGTTCGACGGCGAATACGCCGAGATAATGCAGCTGTTCAAGGAGGCGAACGTGGTGCAGCGCAACGCGCGGAACTTCTACTTCTGGAAGCGCAACCCCGAAAACGGCGTGTGGACGCGGATAGAACCGAGTTTTTGCCGTCTGTGAGAAAAGGGTGAAAAGAAACGAGAAAAACCGCTGGAACGATTGTGTTTCGGCGGTTTTTTATTACTTTTGTAACCTATGAGCAGGGGAAGGGACAAACATCTGATAAACGAGCGCGACCGAAAGTTGTTTGAACGTTATTATTACTGGACTGAGGTGAAGCGCCTGCGCTTCGACGACACCATCCGGAAGCTGTCGTCGGAGGAGTTCTTCATCAGCGAGGGCCGCGTGCTTCAGATTATAAGGCGCATGATACGCGACGGTGCGACGGTAGGTGGCGCGGCCATCCCAGCGTCGGGCTTCAGCGGTTTCCGGGTAGCACAGAAAGCGCGACAGCAGGTTTAGCGACTTTCTTTTTCTGTGCCGCTACACATTCAGAAACGGTTGTGGTGTAAGTCATTTCGTACACCTTGATGCCGTGGTTCCACGTGAAGAACTTAGACTTGGTACGCATGAGCGCGCCGTCGCCGCAAGGTCTGAAGCCTTGCAGGAGGGTGTGCAGCCTGTGCCGCATGTCGTTACGTGCGCCGACGGCGGCAATGGTGCCAGACGTGGCGTGCGTGTCGTCGTAGCAGTCGAGGACAAGGCGGACACGGACGGTACACGTACCTTTCTGCGCGCCGTCTGCGACATCGCTCCATTCGGTCTCTGGCGTTTCAATGAGGACGGCTGGGAAAGTGAGCGGGTACATGTCAACGTTGTCGTTGTCGATGGCCTCAAGTTGCCCGTAGTCCTCGTCCACGACAGACAGGCCATCAATGTTCTTAGAGATATGCTCTATTAGCTTACAGACCAAGTATTCCATTCCTGATGCGGTTTAATGATTGGTTGATGATGTTATTTATTTTCTGCATGAGTTCGTGGCTTTCCCCCATGAACTGCCGTTTCGGAATGTGCGCAGTTATGTTCAGCCTTGACTTCTTGGTGAGCGCGAGGGCGCGCCACTTGGCTGCCTCCGGTGGCAGTTCCTTGGGCAGCCTGCCCTTACCCTTGATCCCGGCGAGAGAGTAAGCCTTTGCCCATGCGAAACGCCGCATCTTGGACGTTACTGACGGGTGGGTGTTGATTGTGCCGCCTTCATTGTGGATGGCGGCGTATGGCACAGGATCGGTAATGGTGACTTCGCCAGGGGCGGTTTTCTCATATTGGATGGAGCGCATGAGGTGGTCACGGCGCGATGTAAGAGGCTTATATTCGGCGTCAGTACCCTTACCCTGTTGCCTCAGGGTCTTTTTCCAAGGGTGCAGGCCGTTGTCGCGCCAGCCTGCGTCTCGGAAGTTTTGCCGGAAGAAGTTTACGGCAGTAACGCCGACCTCGCGCGGAAGGCGGTCGCTGACCTCCTTTTCTATATCGGCCTCTGCACGCTCGATGCGTCGGCGGATTTCATTTGCGTTCATAATTGAAAAGTTTTTTGTCGTTTTGATTAATGTCCACAGAAAAACTTTATATTTGCAGTGGGATAAGAGTCTGCACATAAGTGCGATAACTTCAAGCTCCGCAGCCGTCCCGATGTCTGAGGCAGTGTCCGTAAGGGCATGAGGGTCGTTGTGATGGCCGCCCCAGACATTTTTTGTATATTTCCTTTGCGCTGTCAAAAATAATGAGTATATTTGCAGAACCTCTTTGGGAGCAGTACCCGTAAGGGTATGACGGTCGTTGTGATGGCCGCTCCATAAAGAGGTTTTTTTGTGTCTTTTTTATTTTTCCTTGATGAAGTAAGGCTGTTCAAATCCATCTTCGTGTACTTCGAGTTTGACATTCCACACCCTGCCGTCGAAGGCAAGGCTGTACAGATTGTAGCAGACCACGCCACGGGCGCGCTTCTTGGCGATGTTCTTTTGCACCATAGGGTCGTCCATGTCCTTGCCCTCGCCCATCGGGCTGTTTCTGACGAAACGGAGCTTGTCCGGATGCGACCAAAGGTGTTTTGCGGCATCAAGCTCATCGAGGGACTGACAGTGATTAACCAATCTCTTCAAGACTTTTTTACTCTTTAGCATATATTCCGTTTGAAGATTGCTTAACGGCAAATGCTCATGACTTGTGTCGAGTGTATCGTCATTGAGCAGCTGTTTACGCTCATTCCTAACGTCCTGTTTTGTCTTCTCGATACCTTTAGCCCTGTCGATGCAGCCGTCGATGTACGGACAGTTGTAGCAGTCCTTGCGGCGGTTTGTGAAGCGTCCGAGAAGGCGGTTCTTGACGGACGCCTTACGGAAAAAGCCGCACTTAACGCAGGATGACGGGAAGTAAGGATGAGTGTCGCTGAAAGTTCGGCCGTCGCGCCCGGTGTTGTTTTCCAGCCCCCGTTGCGGCCTTATGTTGCCGAACACCTTTTTAAGCTCAGGCGTTGCCGGTTCGTCTGTCTGTTCGAGCGAGCACTTGCAGTTCCACCGGTCGCCCGGGTGGTGCTCGTCCCAGAACGGGTCGTCGACAGGCAGAGTAAGACGCCGTTCCCAGAAGGCGCGGTGCGAGCTTTCCGGTGTCGGCGATGTGGTTGGCATCCAGCGGAGATTTGGAAAAATATCTTTGTCGCGCTCAAACTGCCGCCAGTCGGCTGCGTTGTGTGCGCGTATGATGGCGGTGTCGTACTCCGTGCGGAGCCACGCGCCGACATGGTGCGAGGCTATGGGCTGCACGTCATCGCGCCACTTGGAGAATGGCTTGAGCCTGCCATCGGCATCGAAGAGCTGCGCGGCCATGAGCCGCCCCATGTTGTGCACCTTGAACGCAGCGAACACCTCGTTGGAATGGCGCAGCGCAGAGTAGAAGTCCTCCTCGTGCGATGGCGGCACGGAGCCTTGTGAAAGCCCTTCGACGGTGGCTGCGTTGATGACGCGCAACACCTCGCGCCATATTGAAGGCTCGACATCGGACGAGGTGTCGAAACCGCTGTAGATTTTGCGCAGGAAAGCAGCCAGCACGTCGGCAGAGAATGAAAAGGACGGTGCTGCGTCATGTACGTTTTGACAACATGAACACCGACGGCCGCCATAATAGAGGCCGTCAATCAGAAGCAGGAAGTCGCCCCTTTGTCCGGGGCTATTCCGAAAAAACCGTTCAAACGCTGTTTGAATGATTTTCGATTGTTGCCCTGTGACGGCTGTGCTTTTTGAGATGACTGTGCGGCTAAAGCCTGACGTGCGGCTTCTTTTTCTGCCTGTTTTTCCGCCTTCATCTGTTCATAGTTGCCCGGCTTCTTGACGCAGAACGTCTCGTAGAGGTAGTCATCGTCGATAGGCAGCCCCATGGACGAGAGCTTCTGCACGATGTCGATTTGCTGCGAGGGGTTGATTTTGTCCTTCTTGGCATAGACGAACTCGCCGCCGTCCACGTTGAAGCCGAGGGAGGCGAAGATGGGTCGCATGTCGTAGTTGAGGATGTCGAGTATGAAGTCGCGGTCATCGGCGTTCATCTCGTCCTCCTCTTCCTTGTGTACCTCACCGAGTGCCTGCGTGCCGTTCTCCTTGGCATCGGTGGTGAGCGTGTTGCCGAGCACGCGTATGGACATCTTGCTATCCCAATACTCGGCGAAAGTCTTGTACAGCTCGCTGGAGCCTGTTTTGTTGCCCGCCTCGACAAGGTTAAGCTCGGACTCCTTGGGATGGATGTAGACGGCGTTTGCGCCCTGCCTCCTCGCGTCGGCAAGGAGTCTGATGCGCGCCTCCTCGTCGCCTGCGTCGTATGTGTACTCACGTATGGGCATGCCGAAGATGTTGCAGAAGCGCGCCCAATCAGACATGTCGCCGCGCTTGTAGAGTACTGCCGGGAGGAGCTCGGCGTAGATGCCGAGGTCGCGTTCCTTGCCGACAAAGAGCATGTCCGGGAACTCCTCTATGGGGATGCCGTCGATGGCACCCTGGTACTTTAGGAGCTTCCGGTGGACGGGGTCGTAGTGCTTCCGGTTGATGAGGTCGTAGCGTATGTTGCCGTCAGCGTCCAGGTAGAACTGCACGAGCGTGAAGCCCCAGAACTCGGACATGACGAGGTCCTTGCGCAGCTGCTTGAACCAAGGCGAACGGAGCTGCGCGTTGATGGTGTCGTCCGGCTCACCGTTTCTCTGGAACTCGATGGGTATTTTCGTCACGCCGCGTAGCCGCTTGGCGATGACACCGGAGAGGTGGAGGTCAAGCATGGCACTCTCGTACATGTCGTAGAGCCGGACACGGTTGGAGTAATCGATGCCTTTGGCGGCCCTGACGGAGTTTATGTAAGCGTTCATGTCGAAGAAGAAAATCTCCGGCATCTGCAGTACTACGTCGGGCGGCCTCTGCCCTTTCGGCACAAGCAGTCCACCCTGGATGATGCGTCCCATCCGCCTTGCGCCGGCGTTTTTCTTTTGTTTCAGATTTCTCATAAAATATTTTTACAGTTTTGTGATTGGCGTGTCAGAGCAATGTCGGCCTGACATCGTCCGCCTCAATTTGCCAGCGGCTCTTGTCGGCAAGCTCGTCCTCGGGCAAGAGTGGTGCGCCGTCGATGGTGACGTCACCGTCCATGACTCCCTTGAGCCATTCGACGGCCCTGTCGTAGCGGTCCTGCCTGACTTTTGACATCTTGTAAGGGTTGTGCTGGCAGTAAATATGGTAGATGGCAATGTCGAGGGCGAACATGAGAATGAGCGGATGCCTGTTGTTGCCGCGAGCGGAGAAGATGGCGTCGCAGTCATAAGTCTTGTTCATGTAGGAACGCATCTCGGCGACGGCCCGGTCCTCGCAGATTTCTACTATCTGCGGGTCGTAGTCGTCGGAGCCGGAACGCAGCAGCGAGTCGAGTATTTCCCTGTGTATGCTGGCGTCATAGTCGCCGATGTCGATGAAGTTGTTCATGCCTTTAATCCAAAATTCTTGTTTCACAATTCATAATTCACATCCGCCAAGGGTTTTGTTCGTTGAGTTCCCTGTACGATATTGTCTCGACGGGTTCCAGTTCGGCCGTTTTGCTGTCGATGAGCGTGAGTCCTCCCTCCACGGCATCCGGTCCGTCGGCAGGGTAAGGCAACGTCAGTTCAAAGAGCTTGAACTGGTTGACAAGCTCCTGCATCATTGGATTGTCCTTCTCGTCCTCATTGAATATCCACTGGCAACCCCGGTCGACTGGTTCGAGATTGGCCTCGATGCGCGTCGCCTTGTCTGTCTTCTTGCGTGCGTCGCCCCTGATGTAGAGCTGCCGGTGCCGGCGCTTGCACTCGTCGCGCAAAAGAGGTTTGAAGACCTGCTCGAAAAACGGGTCCTGCAACTTGTTGTTCTCCATATACCAATACACCGTTGTTTTCCCGGCCACGAAGTCGTCCATGTCGAAGTACCAGCCGATAAAACTTGCGTTCGTCTCATGTGCGAGAAAGGCCTTGATGACATAATAGACACCCTTGAGTTTGCCTAAGAGCACGAGAGCCTTTGTGGACGAGGATTTCTTGCGGCTGTCAGAGTAAGCAGGGTCGCCGTAAGCGATGAGGAAGCGGAATTTGGAGAGCGGCGGAACCTTGCCGAAGGGCAGGTTCTTGAAAATCTTGCCTTCGGCGACGGGGTTATTGAAATACTCGCCCTGTTGCGCCTTGACGGATATTTTGGAGAGAATGCGGTCAATCTGCTCCTCGGTGTTCTTCTGCGGCCATGAGGACTTGCCGTCTTTGCCCCGGATGTTGACGATGTCCCAAGAGTTGGCGAGCCGTCCTGCCCGGACGATGCAGCAGTCCTTGGCGATGACGTTGCCGCACCAGAGGACGAGTGTAGGCTCGGAAATGGAGCGCGTTGGATAGAGCGCCTGTTCCGCCCAGTCCCATTTCTTGTCGAGAGTGACCGGGTTGCGGCAGTCCTCGTCTGTGTCGTAGTCGTCGAAGTAAAGCACGTCGGGGCGTATGGCCTCGTTGCGCATGCCTCTGGGCGCGGAGCCTGCGCCGAGGGCGATGAACTTTGCGCCGCACCGACAGGAGAACTCCGTGTCCGTCCACTGTCCCGGTACAGGCTGCCTTCCGTAGAACTGCCGTATGCGGGGGTTGGATTCGAAATTGATTCTGAACGGCGCGAGCAGTCGCTTGGCCGAGTCAATTGTAGCGGAAGCGAGTGCGACAAAACGCTTACGCCCTGTGAGGGTGAGGTACATGATACAGAACATGGCGACGGTGGACTTGGCGAGCTCACGGCTCCATGAGAGAACCTCGTACCATTCGGGATTAGAGACAATTCTGCGTATGGCGCGTATATGGAACGGAGCGAAGTCATACTTGGCGTACGCGGGGAAAAAGAACTTGACCCATGCGACAGGGTCAGCTTCCATTTTCTTGCGCATGCGCTCGATTTCGCGTCGTGAGAGGCTGTTGTCCACCTCTATGCCCCGCAAGAGCCCCTTGTGGAAGTCCTCCCAAAGAGCGAGCGCCTGTCTGTCAGTAATTGCAGCCATACCTATTTTTATAAGTTAAGAGTTAAAAATACGGTTAGCGACCGTTTTATTTTTTGGCCGCCTGGTCCTTGATGAAAGCGTCGAAGAGGTTGCCGAACTGTTTTGCGGCCTCGGAGTCGAGTGGCCGTAGCCATGCGAGGAAGCGCATAGCGACGCTGACGCAGTCGGGCACACCTATGTCGGTCTCGAGCTTCTTGACCGCTCCGGCGAGCTTTGCGAGAGCGTCGGCCTCCTGTGGCGTAGCGAACCTCTTGCCCGGCTCACGCGCTCCGATGCGGTTGTTGATTTCCATTATCTGCCGGTGAATCTGCGTTATGATTTGGTCAGGCGTGATGGTGAGCGACGCCTTCATCTCCTCCCATCCGCCGTCCCTCATCCACCGCGACACGGTCTGCCGCGTGGTGCCGACCTTTGCGGCAATCTCCTCCTGCGTGAAGGCTCCGTTGAGGAACAGAGACTTCGCGATGTCTTTCTTGTCAATGTTAGTCTTAGCCATAATCAAATAAACAAGTGCAAATATCCTATAAATCGGCCGTATTTTCAAACCCGGTTTTTATTGTGACGTTCCGTAGCGCTATGATATACTCATGTAATGCCATGTTAAAAAAGGCGTTTGGAAGTGAGGAGTTTTATGCGGATATTTGCAGCAAAAACCACGTAATGACGAGATTTTTCAATACGATACCGGGCGACGGAGAGGTGGCGATACTTCTCTATGGGGACGTAGGCGACGGGCAGAAGGTGGAGAGCGGGCGTGTAGTGGGCGAGCTGCTTGAGCTGCAGTCGCGCTACAGGAAGATAGACGTGCGCATAAACAGCAACGGTGGGGACGTGTTCAGCGGCATAGCCATATACAACGCATTGCGGACAAGCAAGGCGGACATCACGATATATGTAGACGGCGTGGCGGCAAGCATAGCGGGCGTGATAGCCCTGTGCGGCAAGCCGCTGTATATGTCGCCATACGCAAAGCTGATGCTTCACGCCGTGAGCGGAGGCACATGGGGCAACGCGTCAGCTTTGCGCCGGACGGCAGGGGTGATGGAGGCGTTGCAGGAAGACCTGGCGCGGATGATAGCGTCGCGCTGCGGCATGGACGCGAAAGCCGTGTCGGCGCGTTATTTCGACGAGCAGGACCACTGGATAAGCGCGGAGGAGGCCGTGAGGATGAAACTGGCAGACGGGATATACGACATGCCGGGGCTGGAAGGCGAAGCGCCGTCCACGGCGGAGGAGATATACCAATATTTCAATAACCGGCTGCAGGAGCAGCCACAAAACAACAAAGAGATGGGACTTATAGACCAAATGAAGAAGATGCCGTCGTTCAAGGATGCGAACGACGAGCAGGACATCATCGACCGCGTGCGTGAACTTGAGAACAAGGCGACCAAGGCTGATGCCCTTGAGAAGGCCAACAAGGCCTACAAGGAAAAGATGGAGGCAGCCGAGGCCAAGGAGGTGGCGGCTGTGCTTGACAAAGCCGTGGCGGACGGCAAGATAACCAAGGAGCAGCTGCCGACTTTCAAGGCACTCATGGCGAGCGACAGGGCGAATACCGAAACCCTGCTGTCCGGCATGAAACCGTCGAGGCACATGCGCGCCGCCGCGTACATCGACGACACTGGCAAAGGAGGTGGAATGGCCGACAAGAGCTGGGACGAGCTGGACAGGGCCGGCCTGCTGAGCGAGCTGAAGGCAACGAACAAGGCCCTGTTCGAGTCGAAGTACAAGGAGAAGTTCGGCGTTGACTACAAGGAGTGAAAAATTGAAGAACCAAGAATGAAGAATTAAAAAGGACAGAGAAATGGCACTGAACAAGGAAATATGGCTGAACGCCATAGTAGAGAACCTGTATCCGGACAACTCGTTCGCGACGAAGAGCGTGGATGACTCCGCGTTCGTGGTGAACAGGAAGGTACACATACCCAACGCGGGCGCACCCTCAAAAGTGGTGACGAACCGCACGGAGAAGCCGGCCAAGGTAAGCCAGCGGACGGACAACGAGCTGACCTATGAGATGGACGAGCTGACGACAGACCCGATTTACATCCCCAACATCGACACTGTGGAGCTGAGCTACGACAAGCGCAACAGCGTCATCGCCAACGACAGGGCGCAACTGCAGGAGGCGGCCCACGTGAACATCCTCGAGCGCTGGGGCGGCGGAGTGGACACAAGCCACGTACTGCTGACGACCGGCACAGCCACACGTGCTGCGCACACCTCTGCGACGGCGACCGGCCAGCGCAAGTCGATATGCAAGGCCGACGTGCTGAAGCTGATGACGGCGATGGACGCGGACAACGTGCCGGAGGCCGGCCGTTACCTGCTTCTTGACGCCTACATGTACGCCGACTTGCTTAACGACCTGTCGGAGAGCGACAAGTGGATGTTTCAGAATTCGGCCAACGTACAGCAGGGCGTGCTTGGCAACCTGTACGGTTTCAACATCATGAAAAGGAGCACTGTGCTGAGGGTGACATCGGCCAAGGCACTGTTGAAATGGGGCGCGGAGGGCGCGGCGGACGAGAACGCGGCTGCGCTTGCCTGGCAGGAAAGCTGCCTGAGCCGCGCCCTGGGCGAGGTGAAGATGTTTGACGACACGGACAGCCCGACCTACTATGGCGACATATACTCGTTCCTTGTCCGCACGGGCGGCGGCATCCGCCGTTACGACAAGAAGGGCGTGTTCATGCTGGCCGAGGCGGCAGGAGCGTAGAAGATTAAAGATTAAAAATTAGCAGTATGTTACCGAGAATAAAGATATCGTATCTGAACGGCCAGCTGGGCACTGTCGGCGACAGCCCCGACGGGCTGTTCGCCATAGTGTGCGGCGCGACGGCGGCAGGGAGCACGTTCGAGCTGGAGAAGGCTTACAGCGTGAGGACGCTTGAGGACCTGACGGCACTGGGCGTTACGGCAGAGAACAACGTGCGCCTGTACAAGCACGTGAAGGAGTTTTACGACGAGGCCGAGGATGGCACGGAAGTCGTGGTATACGGAGTGCAGAAGGGCACGAAGATGTCGGCGCTGCTGGACAAGAACACAGGAAGCGCGCGGAAGCTGATAGAGGTTGAGAACGGCAGGCTGCGTGGCCTGTTCGTGGCTGGCGATGGCGGAACAACGGGCAGCGTTACGGAGGGGCTTGACCCTGACGTGCTGTCGGCCCTGCCCGTGGCGCAACAGCTGGCGGAGTGGGCGACAGACGAACTGTACGCTCCGCTGTTCGTGATACTTGAGGGCCGCGGCTATACAGGCGAGAACATGCGCGACCTGAGCGAGCTGGCGTACAACCGGGTGGGCATACTGATAGGCGACACGGAGAGCGGCAGCGAGGGTGCGTGCATGGGCACCTTGGCCGGGCGGTTAGCATCGGTGCCGGTGCAGCGCAACGCTGGGCGCGTGAAAGACGGCGCGCTGTTCCCGACTGAGATGTACGTAGGCAGCGTGAAGGTGGACGAGGGCGGCAGCGTGATAGCGGGCCTGTACGACAAGGGCTACATCACGCCGAGGAAGTACGTAGGACGGAGCGGCTATTTCTTTACGGACGACAGGCTGGCGTGTGACGAGACGGACGACTACGCGCACATATCGTCTCGCAGGGTGATAGACAAGGCTTACAGGATAGTGTACGACACGTTGCTTGACATGATGCTCGATGAACTTGAGGTTAACGAGGACGGAACGCTCCAGACCGGCATAGTGAAGAACTGGCAGCAGACTGTGGAGGACGCACTGAACGCTAACATGACCGCAAGCGGAGAATTGAGCGCAGGCGACGACGGTGAAGGCTGCGTATGCTACATCGACGAGACGCAGAACGTGCTGGCGACGTCCAAGGTGCTCGTGACGGTAAAGGTAAGGCCTTTCGGCTATGCGCGCTACGTTGACGTGAGCTTAGGATTCCAGGTAACGCAGACAAGTTGACATAAGGAGGTGACGCATGTTTACAAATACAAGGGAATATGAATGGAGCGACGTGAACGTGGTAGTGGCGGGGCGCGTCGTGACCGGGCTGCGGGGCATCAAGTACGAGTGCAAGCAGGAGAAGGAGCTGCTGTACGCCAAGGGTAACAAGCCCCACGGCATACAGCACGGGAACAAGGACTACTCGGGAGAGCTGACGGTGCTGCAGAGCGAGTATGAGGCACTGAGACAGGCGTGCGGCGGCGATGTGCTGGACGGCAGCTTCAACATCGTGGCATGCTACGGCAACCCGACAAAAGGGGACGCGATAACGACGGACACACTGGTGAACGTGGAGATAACGGAGGACAACACGGAATGGAAACAGGGAGACAAGTTCCAGGAGAAGACGCTGCCGTTCATCTTTACGGACAAGAAGAGCATTTGAGAGCAATTAGAATGACATTAAAACAGGAAGAAAATGAATTTTGACGAAAAACAGATAGCGGAACTTAAGGCTAAGCATCCGGGGCGGAGCCTGTTTCTGATAAGCGTAGACGGAAAGAGCTGCATATTGCGGAGTCCTACACGGCAGGACCTAAGCTATGCGAGCGTAGTCAAAGACCCGATAAAGCTCAACGAGGTCATGCTTGCCCAATTATGGGTAGCTGGAGACGAAGATATGAAAACTGACGACGACTTGTTCATGGCGGTTTGTTCCAAGATGGACGAGGTGCTGAAAATCAAGGAGGCTGAAATAAAAAAATTGTAGCGGATGTCGGCGTTAACGACTTTACAGGGAGCGGCGACATCTTGTTTTTTGACTCACTGCTGAGGTACTATATGTGCGTTGACCCTGAAAGCCTGCCCGATGAGAAGTGGGCATGGACGATAAGGCATCTGATTGAAATACGGAGATTAGAGAGAAAAGCGAATGGATAGCGTATTGAAGTTCCTGATAAGGCTGCAGGCGGACGGCGGCAATGTGCTTGCCGTGGCCAGGCAGACATCGGCGCGGCTTGACGAAATATCAAGGAAAGCAAGAACCACGGGAGCACGTCTGCGCCAGGCTTTCTCCTTCTCCAACTTCAAGTCATCACTTATGTCCGTCCCCGGAATGGAGTTCCTGACCAATCCTTACACTATGGCCGCTGCAGGTATAGGTGCCATTGTCAGGCTCGGCTCGCAGGCCGAACAGACCAATGTGGCATTCACCACGCTTGTGGGCAGTGAAGCCAAGGCTGCGTCCATGCTCGGCCAGATAACGCAATTTGCAGCCGAGTCTCCGTTCGGGAAACTCGACCTGGTCAAGAATGCACAGACCATGCTCAATTTCGGCGTGGCTACCGACCGCGTGCTTCCGTTGCTCAGGCAGCTCGGCGACATTTCAGGCGGCGATGCGGAACGCCTGTCGAGCCTGTCCCTTGTACTCGGACAGGTATCGGCGGCCGGCAAGATGCAGGGGCAAGACCTGCTGCAGTTCATCAATGCCGGCTTCAATCCGCTGCAGGAGCTTCAGCGAATGACAGGCAAGACATACGCTGAGCTACAGGAGATGATGTCAAAAGGACAGATAACTTTTGACAACGTGGCCGCCGCAATGGCGCACGCCACCGGCGAGGGTGGCAAGTTCTATGGCATGATGGAACGCCAGTCGCAAACGGTAGGCGGCAAATTCAGTACTGTGATGGACAACATCCGCGAGCAGGCTGCCGGGATGTTCGACCAGGTGAAGCCCCCGCTGTCCGACCTCCTCGATGCAGTCAACGCTGCCTTGCCTCCTTTGTTCTCCATGCTGCAAGGGTTGTTCGGCGTCTTGTCTTCAGTCATCCGTTTCGTCATACAGTTCCGTACGGAGCTCGCGCTTGTCGCCGGTGTCGTAGCCACGGCTTATGCCGTCAGCAAAGCGTACACCACTGCCTTGATGGTGTACAAGGGTGTACAGACAGGCATAATGGTGGTGACAAAGGCATGGACTGCCGCCCAATGGCTGCTGAACGTGGCGATGAACGCCAACCCGATAGGGCTGGTCATAACGGCAGTAGCCGCCCTTGTAGCCGCCGTGGTGTACTGTTGGAACAAGTTTGCCGGCTTCCGCGCTTTCATACTCACGATGTGGGACACGCTGAAAGGCTTCGGTAACGTAATCAAGCAATATGTCATAGACCGCTTTAACGAGCTGCTCGGCGGTCTCGGCAAGCTGGGCGAGGCTTTGAAGCACCTTTTTAACGGTGAATGGGACAAGGCGGCGACTGCCGCTAAGGATGGCTTCAAGATGTTGAGCGGTGCCGAGTCCACACGCAAAGCCCTGACAGGCGCGGCAGATACTGTAAGGGGAATATCGGGCAACTACAACCGCCGTTTGGCAGAGGAAAACGCAAAAGGCAACTCCGAAAAAGGGAGCACAAAAGCGAGCAACGGAATATCCGATCCAGGGCTTAAGGGCAGCTCCCAGTCAATGGTGTTCGGCGGCGGTAACGGCAATGGCGGCGGAAAGTCAAGAAGCGGAGGCGGACGCAAGTCGGCCGAGGCCCTTGCCACCGGCGGCACGCGGAACACGTCAATTACTATGAATATATCAAAGTTTTTTGACAACATCAATGTCTACATGAACGACAAGGCAGACACGGCAGAGCTTGAGCGGACGGTGCTGCAGAGCCTGAACCGTGCCCTTGCGATAGCAACAAGTGCGGAAAGATGAACACTGCGACAAGGTTTGTGCTTGAGAATATGGCCCTCAGGGTATTTGGAGGGAAAGTTCCGCCGTATTGGCTGTTCCGCAATACGGACGTGGCTGAAGTGGACAGTTCGGAATACGATTCGGTGCGGTCCATGACCGACGAAGAGCTTGAGGAAACTGTCCGTACCAACGCCTTGGGAATACCTATGCAGCTGCCGATGCGGTTGAAGCTGGAAGAAGCCGGGGCTGAGGAGTGGCTTGTGCCGATGGAGCCGATGGTGAGCCTTACCGGCCAGAATATCATAACGCGGCGGCACGTGAACAAAGGCCGCGTAAGAGGCTCGATAAAGGAGCGCTGGGTCCAGGATGACTACTCGATAACGATAGAGGGCGTGCTACTGGGTATGGACGGGAAGTACCCGGAAGAGGACGTGGCGCGGCTGCGGACGTTTTGCGAGGCGGCTCATGTGGAGGTGCTGAACCCCCTGCTCGAGATATTCGGCATATCGCACATGGTGATAGAGAGCTGGGACATACCTTTTACGAGCGGCGAGGCGAACCAGAACTATACGCTGAAGGCGCAGAGCGACGACATATACAAGCTGCTGCTTACACGCGAGGACTTGGACTTGTAGAGAATTAAGAATGGGCGCAGGGTATGTACACGATGGGTTATGACATAACGGTAGGCCAGTATAAGGTAGGTATGCTTGACTCGGTGGAGATACACAAGAGCGTGGAGCTGCTGGCGGACACGGCGGAGATAGTATTGCCGGGCGCGCAGTACAACGCTGCGCTTGAGGTGGAGGGGAAACTGAGGCGCGGCGATGCTGTGTCCATAAGGATAGGCTACGAGGAGACTGGCCTTGTGGAGGAGTTCAAGGGGTGGCTGCAGAGCGTGTCGACTGACGGCGGAAGCATAAGGCTTGCGTGCGAGGACGACCTGTTCACGTACAGGAAGGAGCTGGCGAACGAGGTGCTGCAAGACGTGACGCTGGAAAACCTGCTGAAAAAGGTTACGGACGGGGCAGGACTTGACTATGGGATTAGCTGCTCGTACAGCTGGACGTACAGCAAGTTCGTGATAAACAACGCGACCGGCTACGACGTGCTGAAAAAGATACAGGAGGAGAGCGGCGCCGACATATACCTGAAAGACGGAACACTGCACGTACACCCTCCCGGAGAGGTTGTTGGTACAGAGCGGATATACGACTTCAGCCTGAACGTAGAGGAGGCGGACCTGACTTACAGGAAAGCCGAAGACAAGAAAGTGCGCGTGGTAGTCAAGGCCTTGATGCCGGACGGAACGGTCAAAGAGATTGAGACTGGCAGCACAGGCGGTGACAAGGTTGAAGTCAAATGCCCGACGGCGGACGAGGCGAGCATGAAGGCTCGCGGAGAGCTTGAGGTGAAACGGAGGAGCTTCGACGGATACGACGGGAGCATAACGACATGGCTGATACCCGAGTGCGTGCCTGGCGACAGTGCGACGCTGCATGACGGGGATTACCCTGAGAAGGAAGGCATGTACTTTGTGAGGAGCGTGACGACCACATTCTCAAAAGACGGAGGAAAGAGAAAAATAGAGCTTGGCTTCAGGCTGAGCTGAAACGGAGTCAGAAATTAAGAACCAGGAAAGGAGATGGACAAATACAAGGAGCTGGCCGAAAGGCTGAAGGCCGCCGCCGGCGGCAGCGGAACAACCCTGACACAGGGCATAGTAAAGAGGGTTGACGGTGTGCTGTGCGACGTGAAGATAGGAGGCATAACTGTGCCTGGGGTACGGCTGCGCGCCTCGGAGACGGAGGACTCTGGCCAGATGTTGATAGTCCCGAAGGTAGGCACGGCTGTAACGGTGGGAAGCCTGACAGGCGACCTGGCGCAATTGGTGGTGCTGCATGTAGACCATGCGGAGACAGTAATTCTGAACGGCGGAAGTCTGGGCGGTCTTGTGAACATCGGGGAATTGACTGAAAAGCTGAACGCCCTTGTGGACGCCTTCAACAGCCATACGCACCAAGGGGTGCACGGCCCGACCGGAGCACCGCTGAAAAGCACTGAGACGTTCAGCAGGGAGGACTACGAGGACACAACAATAACACACTGAAGATGAACGGGATACAGCTGGACGGCTTCGTGCCGTCAATAAGAGTGAGGCGCGGAGCAGACGGCAAGATAACGGACGGGCTGCAGGTAGGCGACACTCTGAGGCAGAACCAGGCTCTCATACTTGTGCTGCACAAAGGGGAGCTGAAGGAGCGGCCGAGTACAGGGTGCGGCATAGAGGACATGCTGCTGGACAACGACCCGATATACTGGCGCTCGCTGATAAGGGAGCAGCTGGAGATGGACGGCCAGAAAGTGAACAAGATAGAAGTCGGCAAGACCGGCATCATGATAGATGCTGAATACTGAACAATAAAAAAGAACCATACGATGGCAAATGAAATAAACAACGTGATAACGCAGTTCATACACGAACACATGTATATGCACATAGTCCTGATAGCCCTCAGCGTGGCCGTGATGCTTCTTGCAATGGCCGTGGACTTTTTCACAGGCCTGCAGAAAGCCCGTCGCAACGGAGTGGCCCGGACGTCGCAGGGGTTGAAGAAGACGGCGGCGAAGGCGACAAAGTACTTCACGCCTTACATGACGCTGGTGGGTATAGACCTGATAAGCTGCGTGGTGCTGCCGGTGCCGGCGTTCTCGATGCTGTGGGCGGCGTATTGCGTGTACTGCGAGTTCAAGAGTGTGAGGGAGAAGAGCTGGCAAAAGGCGGAGATAGAGAAAGCGGGGAAGACTATGAGCGTGATAATAGAGAACAAGGACGACATAGCCAAACTGGCGGCTGAGATACTGTTCAATAAAGAAAAGAACGAAAAGGAGGCAAAAGATGAGAAGCATTAAAAGGATATTCGTGCACTGCACGGCAAGCAACCAGAACTGGACGGACAAGGAGCTTGCGCAGGAGTTCAGGAACAAGGGGTGGAAAAATCCAGGTTATCACTATGTCGTACTGAAAGACGGCACGGTGAAGCAGATGCTTGGCGAACAGTTCGTAAGCAACGGAGTGAAAGGCTACAACTCGACCTCAATCAACGTGGCATACGTGGGCGGCATTGACAGCAAGCTGAACCCTGTGGACAACCGCACGGCGGAGCAAAAAGTGAGCCTGTTGAAACTGCTGAAAGAGATAAAAGGGCGTTATCCAAAAGCCGAGGTTATGGGGCACAGGGACATCAGCCCAGACAAGAACGGAAACGGCATTGTTGACCCATGGGAGCGGATTAAGGCGTGCCCATGCTTTGACGCGATAACGGAATACAAGGACTTATGAGAGCGCTGGGAGTAATGAGAGGACTGGGAGTGTTGTTTGTCATGGCAGCGGTGATGATGCTTGTAGGATGCAAGCCAAAGAGTTACATACCCGTTACACAGCTGTTGCATGACAGCATCCGTACGGAGGTCAGGACGGAGACGGTGTACGTGAAAGACACCGCCTATATCAAGATACCAGTGCAGACGGCGCAGAGCATCGTGCCCGACACGCTGAAAAGCAGCCTGGAGAATGACTTTGCCACATCGGACGCATGGGTAACGCCTGACGGAATGCTGCACCACACGCTGGAAACGAAGCCTCAGGAGATGCCGTTTGAGTACGACAAAAAGATAGAGAAGCAGGACAGCACCACCGACAAAACCGGCATGGACACCATTGTCAAGACTAAATATGTGGAAAAGGAGTTGACATGGTGGGAGGAAACACGCCTAATTACGTGGTATGTACTGGCGGCAACAATTGTGGCGGTGGCAGTGCGGAAATTAAAAATTAAGAGTTAAGAATTAAAAAAAACGGGGTCATGAAAGTGAAGGTGAAGGACGGCCAGACTCTGGCTGACATAGCTGTGCAGGAGTACGGTAGCATGGCGGCGGCGATGGAGCTTGCGAGGCTGAACGGCCTGGCACTGACCGACATCCCGACACCCGGCAGCGGGCTGCAGCTGCAGGACGCGGTGTATGACCGGACGATGGCAGACTACTGCAAGGTGAACGGCGTGTCGCCGGCGACGCAGCGCGACACGTCCGGTGTGAAACTGCGTATATTCACTGAGGAGTACACTAAGGAGTTTGAATGATGGCACGGACTATAGCTGAGATAAAGAAGACAATGACGGACGCCTTCATGGCGGACGCCACGGTGAGGGAGAAATACGGGCTGAAGGAGGGCGACACCTTCAGCGGGAGCTTCTCGGCCGTAAGCCTTGAGAGCATACTGTTCTACATTGTGGCTGCGTGCTGCTGGGCACTGGAGACATTGCTTGACGGGCATATAGCTGATGTGGACGAAAAGATAAGCCGGGCGGTGGTGGCGAGCGTGCCGTGGTACTACAAGATGGCGCGTGCGTTCCAGTACGGCGATGCGCTGGTGTTTGACGAGACTACACAAGAGTACAAGTACGCGGCGGAGGATGAGTCGAAGCAGGTGGTGAAGTACGCGGCGGTGAGGGACAGGGGAACAATGGTTGACATTCTGGTTGCCGGAGATAAAGGCGGCAAGCCTGAACCGCTGTCGAACGATGTTTTAACGGCATTCAAAAGCTATATGGACAGGGTGAAGATAGCGGGGGTGGTGCTGGGCATTAGGTCGCTAAACCCTGACAGTGTGAGAATAAACGCGACGGTATACATAGACCCGTTGGTGTTAGGTTCAGACGGCATCCGCATAGACGGCGGAGGCAAGCCCGTGGAAGAAGCCATTGAGGATTACCTTAAGGGCATAGTGTACGGCGGAACGCTGAACAAGACGAAGCTGGTGGACGCGATACAGGCGGCGGAGGGAGTGGCTGACGTAGAACTTGGCGACTGCATGTACAAGGCGGACGGCGCGTCAGCATACGAGACGATGAAAGGGAACAACTACACGGCCGAGGGCGGAAGTTTCATAGCCGACGGCCTTGGAGAAACGATAAGCTATGTGGTACAGGATTGACATAATGAAGCTGGCGGTGCAGCTGCTGCCGCCGATTCTGAGGTGCGGGCTGACGATAGCATTGCTTAGGGTGCTGACAGTGCCGATAAGGTATGTGCAAAGGCTGTTTTCAGAGTACAGGGCGGAAGTGTCGGGAAGGCTGAACGTGACGGCGAACGTACAGTATATTGAAAAGGCGCTGAACGATGCCTTTTACCTGACTGACGGACAGATATACATAGAGTCTACGATGGTGAGCTCGAACAGCGAATACTTCAGGCTGGAGGCGGAGGGCATGGACGCGCAATACATAGGCAGTGAAGGCGAGGAGCCTTACTATATGTACAATGAGGCGAACACGCATCAGAGCGACGGTGTAAACTTCAACGTGTACGTGCCGACATTCCTGTGCACGTCCCTTGACGCAGGCGGGGACAAGTATGGAGGTGAAAACCTGCGGAAAATAAGGAGCCTGACAGACTATTATAAACCGGCCGGACGGAAGTACGGCATAATATTATACGATTATGAATAAACTGATATTCAACACCGGCGGACAGCCGGTGTACCTTGACGACCTGAAGCTGCTGCAGGACAACGCAGGCGACGCCCTCAAGCTGTTGGTTAGGGGCGTATGCGGAGGCGTAAAGGCCTTCATGGTGGAAAAGCCGCCGATGGAACTGCAGGGCGACTCCGGCACCATTTACAAGATAGGAGCGGGAGCACTGGTGGTGGACGGCGAGCCGATGGATTGGGAGGAGACAGTTATAGAGCCGACGCTTCCGGAGCAGAAGATATACCTGTGCGTGAAGAGGACGGAAACAGGCCGGAGGGTGTTCGAGGACGGACAGTCAAGGAACTGTAGGAGCAGCGACACGGTGACGGTGAGTCTTAGCCACGACGGTGCGGACGAATACTACACGTACCAGGAGCTGCCGACATTCGCTGAAGTGGTGAAGGACTACCTTGCGAAAACGGAAAAGACTTGGACGAAGGTTGATGTAAGTTTCTTCAACGACTACAGCGGCACCGTGGCGTACAAGGAGCTTGACGATTGTTACAGGGTGAAAATAGACATAAAGAGCACAAACATAAATGAAACCTCGGGAAGCCCGATGTTGTTTTGTAGCGACATTCCGTTCTTGCAGGCCTTCCATTCCTCTACGGACGCTTACGTGGAAAGTGAAAACGGAGGGGTCTCTTTTCCTGTCTCTGGCTTTGAAGGACAGGTCCAAGCATCTGTGGATTTACCAGTGGATGATATAACCATATTAAAAAGCCTTCCTGTTAAAATGATATTCGAGATACCCAAATAATAAACGGTTATGGACACGATATACAACCTGCAGAAACGTGCGGAGACGCTGCGCGGCAAGACGGAAACGGACAGCATAACGCCGGAGGAGGTTGGCGGCCTGCATTTCGACACGTTGGCCTACATAGCGGACATGGAGCAGAGCGCAGACGGCTTGGGCATAAGAAAAGTGTACAAGACAAAGGCGCAGATGGAGGCTGACACAGCCCCCGTTGGTACGAATGGAAAAGTCCTGAGATTTGGCCAGTTGGTGTGCATATATGACGATGCAAATCCAGAGGCAGCTGACAACGGGGACGTGTATGCCTGGCAGAACCCGGGATGGATGCCGGTGTGCAAGATAGGTGCGGCAAGCGACGTGACATTTACAGAGATTGACGACGTGGCGGAGATATTAGCATGAGGATGAAAATGAAGAAAGTGAACTGCAAATCTGACTTCAAGCTGATAGAGAGCGGATGCGACTTCACGGCGGAGTTTGAGTTTGAATACAACACTGGCTGCGGCGTACCTTTTAGGGCTCTCCACAAAGGCGGCATATACGAAAACTGCAGGTTGATGGATGACGGACGGCTGATGGTGGTGTTTGACAATCATGGGCTGGCCCCCGGTCCGCTTATATGCGAAAGGCACTTCCGCCTGACGGACAGTGACTGTATTGACGGAACATGCGACCTTTGGGACAGACGACAGACGGGCGTGGTGCTGACGCACAGCAGAACGGACGCATGTGAAGCAGAGGTGGAACTTCCTCCTTATTATCAGAAAGGCGACAAGGGAGACGCTATGACATGGGAGACAATGGACGACGGGGCGAAGCAGGAATTGAAGGAGAGTGTGAACAACGCCTTGGCGCGAGAAATGGTTGTGGCGGAGCCTCTTGACGAGAACGAATATGAGGACTTGTTTTAGCTAAAAACATCCGACATTAAATATGAACCAAAAACGTAAGCAACAATATGGCAAAGATTAACAAACTGACAAAAGCCGGTGAAACAATATACCCGGCAACGACGGCAGACGCGGTGGTACACCCGGAGCTGAAGGTGGCCGTATCGAAACTTGTTGACGAGGTGAACGTGAGCAAAGTGTACCCGAAGGGCGGCACAGACGGCACGGACAGGTACACATTGGAGACGGCGATAGCGAAGATACCGGCGGGGCTGAGAACCGTCGGGATAAAATGCTCGTTTATTGACGATGCGGGCACGCCCCAGACGTGGCAGTACACTGGTGGCGCGTTCACAGACAGGAAGTGCTGGCTGCGGGCGGACGGAACAACCATTAATGAATGTGTCCCTATGCAACATGGGAATATCTATATACAAGAAATGTATGTTGAAGGAGGCACTTCACTAAACCCAGAACACACTTATGTGATTTCCCGAATAGCAAGAAATCATCCTACTTACGGATATGCTGTATATTTTAAGGATGTTGATACCAGTAAAGAGTTTTATTGGGCTTTCAATTTTTCTTATAAAGAGGGCGATTTTATAGACGCGACGTTAATATACTCAGAGAGCGTGCATCTAAGAGCAATCATAAATTGGGATAAAATTCCCATGGGCGAATATTTGACAGGTCTGGATTTGCCTTTGACGGGCATATTCGATTTGTCGCGGAATGCGTACATAAGTTCCGTAATCAATGGTGAAGCCTTTTTGGAAATTGACGAAAGGCTTTCCTTTGTAAATGGTAAAATTAATGGAAGTAATACATCTGTTTCCAAGACCTTTAACACTAATTTGTCGAGTGTTGTGGGGTGTAACTTTACTGAAAATATAAAAGGCAACGAGGATGTCATAACCATAGAAGTAATAAGCGGTTCTGAACATATTAAGCCGAAGTCGTTCACTCCGATGATTAACGGCGAGTATTATCATACGAAACAAGTGTATGTGTCTGATTATAAATCTTATATTAATGTGGACGTGGAAAATCTGACTTCGTTTTCAGTCAATATCGGCATTGTCAATCAAGTATCCGTAGGAAGCGTGGTCATGCAAGCTACATTTTCCGTTCGTGGCATTAAAGAAGATATTTCAGAGCTGGAAAGTAAAACAACAGAATTAGAAAGTAAAACAACAGAATTGGACGATAGAATGTCCGTACTTGAGCAAGAAACAGACACTCCTGTCGTTACAGATTTTGATTTTAATCCTTCCATACATATCAATGACAACATATACGCTGTCGTCGGGGATACGTTGCAGCTCTTTTATGACTCATTTGTGCATCATATAGCCCCATATTCACTGAATCTGTTATGTTCTAAGGGTAAGAACTATGTCAGGTATTGGGAATACACCCCGACCCCGTCTGACGTGGGAACTACCGACATGACCATTCAACTGCTGGATATAAAAGGGAAAATAATAGAGGGAAAAAGCATTAATCTCATAACAAAAGAAGCGAAAAATCCAGCTTCTCCAACCAATGTCTTATTTGTAGGTGATTCTCTTATGATGAGTGGCCAGCAACCGATTGAGGTGTCAAGACGTTTAAAAGGGACTGCGGGTGTGGCTACCGCTCCGGTTGCGCTTCCTCTCACGAATTTCAATATCAAAGGCAGAAAAGTGAATGCGGACATGACTGTCGGATGGGAGGGGACAGGAGGCTGGTCATGGGGCAGCTATTATTCAAGTAATGGTAATGCAGGCATAAGATTTACCGTTTCAGACTTGTCTGATGTAAGGCCCGGCTCACATTACACCATTGACGGTTACACGCAAAGGGTGGAAATATCGGAAATCAACACTACATTACAAACGGTATTCGGAATATTCTATGGGCAGGGCGACATTTACAAAGACCACGGACTGTTGCCGCAGTCCGGGACGTTGTCATTAGGCGACGGAAGTGGTCAGGAAACAATAACGTTTACAGCTGCCTCGATAGAGACATATCAGCCATTTTGGAATAGTGAGACAGAACAGTTTGACATAAAAAACTATGTGGACAAATATTGTGACGGACATGTAGAATATATTTGCTTTCTTCTGGGGACAAACAGCGTCATATCGCTGGACCCTTATACAGGAGACATTGAGGGTGTGGTAAACTCCGCCAAAACCTTAATGAGAAAAATACATGAGCAGTTACCGGACACGACAATACTTGTTGGAACAGAGCCGTTGAAGTCGCAGAACGGAGGCTTGGGGAAATCATATTCCGCTGCGTCGAAAGCAGACTCTTACTCTGCCATATCATTCAATTATAAAATACATAAGCTCGATGACGCTTACAGGACATTGGAGATTGACAATGAATTTTCATCGTATGTTAAAGTTGTGGATTTATGCGCACAGACGGACGCAGATTACATGTTCCCATATCAGGAGGTGAATATCAACACAAGAATGTCTGATTTTAAGGAAAGACGCGACACCGATGCCGTTCACTTTAGAAATGAGGGACATTGGTTGGCTGCAGATGCCTGGTTCAGGGCATTAATCTGCATGAATACTGATACTGACTAAATGTTGGTTGTTCCGGCTGCGATTCGCCCGTGCGGATGGTTTCATCCGCAC